TGTGCTTAAACCTTTCTCCAAGTGGGTCCAGCATATCAATCCTATTGTGAACCTCGACTAGGTCATCTTCAGCGCAAAAGACTACCGAAGATCCATGTTCATTTATTGGTTTACCCCACCAGGTTCCACCTTTTGCAATTGCTAAAGCAAGTTGTAGTAAAGATAAAGATTTTCCAACTCCACCTGAACTAGCTAATATTCCTGGTTTAGCCAGAGGAATAAATGATTCAACTAAAAACTTTTGTGGTTCTGGTTTATCTACCAGGTTACGAATTGCATACTTTTTAATATTAAATTTAGATTCGGTTAGTTCTTGTTTAACTTTATCTAAACCATGTTTTAAATATAAATCATTATAATCACCACGCTCGCTCGGCAAACGCACGCATGAATTAATTACCGCCTGCACGCACTCCTGTGCTTTCTTTTCTCCAACTCCGCTTTCGTCATTATCTAACGCAATAATAATTCTAGCACCTGAAAGCTTGCGTATTTGAAGGGCAACTGCCATGACGAAATTGGCAGAGAATACGCAAGCCACAGGAATCTGGGTAGCTTCATAAATAGTTGCAGAGGTTGAATAACCTTCTGCTAATATAATTTTATCTAATTTTGGAATATCTTTTATCTCAGCACCAATGAGAAATATGTTTCCTTTTATTTCTGAATCAGAAACGAATTTTTTTTGACCTTTTTTATCAATAAACTGTAGAGAACGTATGTCCCCTGTTGTAGAATACACACCGCAAACCAATGAATCCTGGTGTTGCTTTAACCCATAATTTTTAACTTTTTTATTTGTGAGATATTCATGTTCAACAACATTCGCGTAAGACTCGAACCAGCCTTTAACTTTATTGGCCACTTCGTCGTTCCTTTGTTTTTTAGCCTCTTCGGACCTTTTCTTAGCATCTTGCAGTTGACGTTGTAGATCTTCTCTTTGTTGGCTTGTCATAGCTTGATGATTGACGCTTGACCATTTACCTTCAAAACCTGTTTTCCAATTACCAAAGGTTGCAAAGTAATTACCGTTTACTTCATTAACTACATAATAACCAGACTTTTGATTGCTATCAGCTTTAACACCAGCTAATTCACCTACTGGTACTCTTACTATTTCCCCTGTTATTTCTAAGTGACTAACTAGCAATCCTTGCGATTGCATTTCAGTTACTAATTCACTTATATCTTTTGGTTTAGTTTGTTCTAAATTATTTCCTTCTGGAAAGTATTTCGTCAGATCCATGTTTTGCCCTTTCATCGTCTTGTTGGGCAACTTCATTTGCCCAGTTTAAATATTCCCTTACTATAGAAGTAAAGACTCTTTTTCTTTTTTCTCTATCCCATTTGTGTAAAGCTTGATTGCCTTCTTCCCTGGACAGTTCCAGATAGATGTCTCTAGTTTGTGCAATTGAGTATTCAACACCTTCGTCATTTAATTGTGCTTTGTTTGGTAATCTCTTACCCTCTTTAATCTTTTTTAAATGATCCATACTACACGCTCCCAACCAGTAATCCCCATCTTTGTAAAGTAGCGGCCCACTCGGATTCTTGCAATAAGAACAGAGAGTAGGCCTGTTTTTACCATTAAATTTAAAATGGCGCGTCATCATCTAAATCAGTAGAACCCATTGCTTCTAGGTCTGCTTCAGACGGACTTACTTTAATATTTTCATCTTCAACTTTTGGTTTTGGCTTTGCAGCTGTTTCTTTTACTGGCTGCCAGTTCTTACCAAAGTTTTCATCAATGACCATATATTTATCATCATCATCCATTTTAATTGGAGCTACAACTCTTTTATCCATGAACTTATCCATGGTTGTTAATGAGCCTAAGCCCATAGCAGTAGCCATAGCTTTAAATGAATGTTTACCACGTCTTACAACATCTGGATTGTCATGTCCTACTGTAAAAGCATGATTGATTCTAAAAGTAGAATCACCAACGGTAAAGAATACTTTAATTGCTTCCCAGTTATTTCTACCAGTAACAACCTCATATCCATCAAAATTCAAAGTATGAACACCAGGTTCAATCTTTGCTTGCGATTCTGAACCAGAATCTAAATTATCAAAGTCATATTTACTTAAATCCATATTATTCCTCTGTTAAATTAACCTGGATCGTAAGATGAATAAGTATTTAGATACTCATTCAAATCTTCACAATCCGCCTTTAAATCAGCAAGTCTGTCATAGGTTTCAACAGGATAAGACTCATTCTCAAAATCAACTTTAATTAATAATGAGGTAAGTCTTTTGGTAATCCTATCAAGATCTCGCTGTACCACGTCTATATCAGATAAGATACTCACTTCAACATTTCCTCACGGATTGTATTCCAATCCATTGGTAATTCGTCTGGTAAGTTATATCTGTTCTTTGCAAGAAAAGCTGGGTCGTTATTGGTATAGATGATTCTATCGCCAGACACAGTTTTGGTAGTCATACCACTTTTACCTTGCACCTTAATAGTCCCCAATTTTTTAGCCGCAAAGAAGCACGCATCAGAATGTTCTAATAACAATGCCGCAGCTTTTTTATGGAGTTTAAGAGAATATCTATCGTAAGCTTCGATTCGTGGATCTTCCACTTTTCTAACTTCACTATGACATATCTGGAATATCATCATTCCTTTATCTCTTAGTCTATTAAGCTTTTCTACATACTGACCCCAGTACCTAAGGGTTTCGCTGTACCCTTTTCCGTAAGAAGGTTGATCGATTGAGGCCCAGTTGTTATCTGCACAAACCTTTTCCCAAAGTAATCGCTCAAACCAATCTAATGAATCAACACAAACAGTTTTATATTCATGTTTCTCATTATAAAGTTCATCTAAATTACTCATTACATCAGAATATGTTTTACATGGTATATGATCCATTTGAATCTTACCTAAACCATCTTCAACGTCTAACATAATTGGGTTTCTAGTTTGTGATGCTAAATAAGTTTTACCAACAGCAGCTTCACCATGAACAATAATTCTTGGTGGTTTCTGTTTAGTCTTTTTTCGTATATCAGCTAAACTCATTTAGACACCTCAATCTTTTTTTCTTCTACTGGCTCTAATATGTTTTTCATACGAGCTTCGTAAGATGAAAGTAAAGTGTTTAAGTCATCTATATCATTATTAGCTTTGATAATAAAATCATCTCTGATTTGTTTTTTTTCCTGCCAACGAATATACAATTGTTTTGCTTCATCTGGCATATCATTTACTTTATGCTCTTTGCCATCGTCTGCAAACTTAACTGTAAGTTCATTGGCTTCTTTATTTTTTTCACTCATAATTTATCCTTATTATATTGTTTATATAAATCGCAGATGCTTCTTGCGTTACAAAAGCGACAATGATCCCCATAAACAAATACAGGGTTTTCCTCCAAGCACGCATCCACACGCGGCTGTAAGAAATCGTATGCCCAATCCACCAGAAATTCAGCGGTGGTGGTCCAAGTCTTTATAGGTCCGCCACCCCATGTTGCGCGTGGCTGGACTATTGTAATCTCTACTTCAGTATCTTCATTGCCATAACGAGATAATGCACCTATTGCATATATCATGGCTTGTTTGTTGTGTTCTGGACTAACAGGATATTTACCTGTCTTTAGATCTATCACGCACATTTTATGTGGAGTGATAATTAGTGCATCTGCATAACCGTATAAATCTTCTGATATTTCTTGCAGTCTCACTTTTTGTTCTACTAATAATTTACCGTTTAATCTTTTTGCTCTATCTTGCACATATTCAACATAGATCTTGGCACAATCAATCATGTCTTGATCTACTTCTATTTCAAAATCTTCTACATATTCTTTTTTGCCTAACCAATAATCTTCAAGTGTCACATCAACCAGGAATCCCTTTAAGAGTTGCTCCGTCATGTTGTGAATCAAAGTACCGACAGCTGCTGGTAAACCAACCTGGTAATCAACCTTTGCTGCAAGCGAAGGCATACCTGGACAATTGGTCCACTTTTCCGCTGCTGACGGACTAAGTTTGGCGTGTTTCATGTGATACCCTTGCTTCCTCTTCGGCCCTTACTATCTCATCTAAATCGTAAACAATTTTACCATTTAAGTCTAGATAATCAGGTCCAATTTTTCTTGCGCGCCAACCCTCAACAGTTCTTGGAGATCTTCTCCACCTTTGAGCGAGTTGTTTGGTATCTAAAAATGTTCGTTCTTTTGCCATTAAATCTCCCTTTTTGTATTTAATTGTTGTAATATATCTTTATATGAACTTAATTACAAGAACTAATTTAAAAAAAGGAGTGTAAATATGTCGATAGACGATATTAGACCAGAAGAATGGGATCAACTTGGTAAGGATAATAATAACAAGGTTACTGACATAAAACCAGACATGGTCAATAAACCAAAGCATTACCAGGGAATTGTGGAATGTATAAGTTTAATAAAAGATAGGTTGGGTTCTAAGGGATATGCAGCTTATTTAGAAGGTAATATCTGGAAATATTTATATAGACACAAGGATAAAGAAGAAAACATCCAGGACCTAAAAAAATGTCAATGGTATTTAAACGAACTAATTAAATATTATGAGGAGTTGTAGGGATTTACCAAGGAGGTAATATGAACTTATATGAGTTTGATGATCGAATCTTAAAAGAAAGAAACGGAAGAAAACCTATATATGTAAACAAACACCTTGCAGAAAAGTTTAAAAACTTTTGTAAGAGTGAGCAGAAACAACCACATGAAGTGGCTGAATATCTAATATCATTAGGTATGAACTCTGCTAAATACTATGAAGAACCTAAAGTGTCTGTTGACATCGAAGCTCTTTAAATAGGTTTTTGACATTGGTAAGCGAGTCCATCGCTTGCATCTCTTCGTCTTTAATAGTTTTCTGTTTGCTTCCGTCTGGGAAAGTAAAGAGAACCTTTTGTGGGTCTAATGCAACCAAAGCATAAACATCTATTGCGTCTTTATCATATTGTCTTTTTTTGGTAAAAGATCCACGTCTAAAGTCATATTCCCATGACACTCTATGGTTTCTTATCCTAGATTGTGTTTTAACCTGGCACTTATATAGCTTATGGTCAACATCAAAGACTATGTCTGCTTCTGCGCTATGTGGAACTACCATTACAGTATCAGCATATAAAGAAAGTAGCGAGGCTACTAAGTATTCTCCAGATCGGCCAA